AAGAAGAATAAAAACAAAATACTTAAAATGTTATTTCCATTACCAGAAACACCAGTTTTTACAGATGAAGAATTGATTAAATTTATAAATGAGGCACAAGAGGAAATATATAATAGGATATGAACCTTGTCATAGACTCACCATATAACTACAAGCCTTATCCGTGGGAAATCCCCATCTGTATAGCCTTTCAACAGGGCAAGGAAACATGGAAAACCATTCATAGGCGAGGCGGGAAGGATTTATTTGAGTTAAGCGAGATATTACTTCCTGAAGCCTTTGAACATCCCGGCACTTATCAATATATCTGGCCTCTGCTGAAACAAGGGCGTGATAGCTTTTGGGAAGGCAAAGATGAAGAAGGCCAGGACATAATGCGGAAGTATGTCCCGGAAAAGATGATCCTTCGCAAAGATAATGCCGATATGAAACTTATCGTAGCTTCCATAGGTGGTACATCACAGATACAGGTCTTTGGCACAAATAAACAACAATATATAGCACTAAGAGGAAAACCAAGCAACGGGGCGGTATTTACAGAGTGGGCTTACCAAGACCCACGAGGCGAAGAAGTTGTATCACCAATGATAAGAAAATCAAAGGGCTGGAAATCGTTTAACTCTACTCCTAATGGGAACAATCATTATAAAGTTAGGTGGGATTTAGCTAAAAGAAACCCCGACTGCTACACCATCTTAGCAACGGTTTTAGATACTTATAACCATGACGGCAATAGGCTTGTCACCGATGCAGACCTGCAAAAAGAACGTGATGACGGCAAGACAGAGGACTTCATCAACCAGGAGTATTTCTGCTCCTTCAATCAGGGCATAGAAGGCACATACGTCGGTAAAGAGATGCAGGCGTTGGAACTGGACGGACACATCACACGCGTGCCGTATGAACGGGAATTACTGGTAGATACTTACTGGGATTTAGGCGTAACATCAGATGCGATGGCGGTCTGGTTTGTCCAACAGTTGGGCAACGAAGTAAGGTTTATAGACTTTGCAGAGGCAACGGCCTCAACCTTCACCTACTGGGCTGAACTATTCAAAGAAAAGGGCTATCTCTACGGCAGGCACTTTGCACCGCCCGATGTTAAAGTCAAAGAAATGGTTACTAAAGGCCACGTGGCCAAGAGTAGACTGGAACACGCGGCAGATGTGGGGATTAAATTTGAAGTAGTTGAGAATTGTTCTCATCAGAATAGCGTAGAGGTCCTGCGAGGCCTGCTCCCGGTATGCTGGTTTGACGAGGAAAAGACACGTAAGGGCAGACGGCATTTAGAGATGTGGGGCAAGATATGGAATGACATCATGCAGATGTATACAGGCAATGAGAGGCGTGACGAGCATCACCACGCAGGGGCAGCGGCAAGGTATGCAGCTATCTCTATCAGGCAGATAGGCTTGTATAAAAGCACCAGATATGCCAATGCTGATGAAGATATTGACTATGTCAAGAAACATAGCAATAAATATTCAGGATTATAAGGAGGAAGTATGAATAACGCGATTAAGTTAGTAGAGAACATAATCAAGGGAATGGGATATATCAAATTATTACTAAACGATGGTCATAGATATGTCGTGCCACTACATACGTTTAACCGTGTGATGGGGCAATTAGAAGAGTTACGGGGTATGTTAGATAATGAATTTCTTAGTGAGGAACAGATACGAAAGGCTATCAAGATATTAGAGAAACCTCTAAAGCGTGAGAAACCTTATTATGTAAAAGTAGAAAATCCTATTGAGGGCGGTGATCCATTTAAGTATAATTCTCTCTACCGTGACAGTGTGGGGACGGAGGAGATAAAGGAGGATATACCATGCCTTGGAATCTATCAACACGTACCATAAAGGGTAAAAAAAAGTATTGCATGACTACAATAGAAACGGGGAAAACATATTGTTATGACAGTCCTACCGCAAGAAAAATGGGTATGAAAATGCACATGAGATATGCACACGAAAAGAAAAAGTAAATAAGTAAGAAAGGGGGAAATATGTACGATAAATTATTAAAAGAATTAGAAGATTGGATATTTTCAGGTCATACGATTTCTGGTGAAGCACTTTCATTACATTTAGATAATATCATCAAAATCAAGACCATTCAGGCATTAGATGTATCGGCTGAACTGATAGCAAATAGCCGAAGGGTATCGAGGAATTAATATAATATAATCGGGGGAGTTAGGATATGATTTACATTGGCAAAAAAGAAAGACGATATCAAGGCAAAGTCAAAGGGTGAGGCACTCGTTGAATTTGTCTTAAACCGCTACAATTACTCCAAGACCAACATGGCCGACCGCCACGCACAATGGGCGGAGTATTACGATGATTACAAGGGTACACGTTCCGACCTAAAAGAGGACTGGCAGTCCAATTATGTGGTTACATCGCTAAAGGAAGCCGAAAGAACGAAAGTACCGATCTACATGAATATCTTATTCCCTGCCGATATAGCAAATTCGTTCGATATCAAGCCGGGCGAAGAGTCAGACGAAGCCAACATCCCCAACCTAAAGAATATCATTGCTTACCAGTTAGGCAACGTAGGGAAGGGTAAAGGCGGACTATTTACTGTAGTAGAAGGCCATATCAAGCAGTTTGACAGATACGGTTATTCACTTACCAAAGTCCCTTGGAAAGAGGAAAAAGAGAAGGGTAAGACGGTATTTGAGGGCATAGATATCGAGGTATGTGATATCTTTAATTCCTTCCCTGATCCTGCCACACTTGACGTGAACAGCAGCTGGATGGTCATTAGAAAACCAGATGTCTTTGTATCACATCTGAGACAGTTAGAGAAACAGAATATCTACCACAGTATCAAAGACTTGAAAGACACTTCACAACCCGGTGATGCTGATACGGTAGGCGAAAACAAAATCAGTAATGACAGGGTAGAACTGCTGGAATATCACGGTGATGTGCCGAAATCACTGCTCGAAGGCAAAATCCATGATGATGCACAGGTGAACCCTTACGAGGATGATTATGTCAGGGCTATTATTACCGTAGCCAACCAGGAAGTCTGTATCAGAAACGAGGAGTATCCCTTCGACTGTGGTAATATCTTCGTTGACGCTTCCAAAGATAAGATGCCGAATGAGAAGTTTGGTGTAGGCACAGGCGAGGACATCCAAAGCTATGCGGAAGAACTCACCAATGCCCACAATAAGCTATCCGACTGTGTTAATCTGATAGCCAACCCAATGGGGATTATCAACCAGCAGATGCTGGCAGGCATATCAGGCGGCATTATTATCAGTCATCCGGGAAAGATATTCTTTGCCAATCAGAACGTAGATGATGTAAGAAAGGCAATGTTCTTTATTGATACTACCGCACAGGCAGCAGTCTTATCGCCTTTGATCATCCACATAGAGAAATTAGAAGAAAAGATAATGAAAACCACGCAGGCAGTCCCGGTTATATCGAGTATGCCGACCAAAGAAGGCTTGCCAGATACATTAGGGGCTACCAAGATGATGCAGGGCAATGCAGCCGAACCTATCAAGCACATCGTCAAGCACTGTTTAGAGCCGTGGTATCAGAGAGTATTAGAAATTATTTATAAGCATGATTTGCAATTCTTTAGTAAAGAGATGGCTTATCGTGTGTTAGGTAAAGAGAAGGGCGCACAATGGGAAGCTGAAAAGAAGCGGAAGGAAATAAAGAAAGAGGATATCAAGCTATCAGGCAATCCCGACTTTATACCGAGAGGGGTCAGTATCTTCGAGGAACATCAAGTAGACCTGGTTAACCTGCTTAAACTGACCGACATAGCACCGATGTTTATGAAGCCTGCCTATGACCCGATGGGTAATCAACTCCCACCAGGGCCAGATGGTAAACCTCAAATGCAGCCCGTGTTTAACTTAGAAGAGATAGCCAAGCGTGTGGGGGAAGATATGAACTTTAGAGATTTAGAGGAATTAATACCGGGATTAAAAGAGGTAAGGGAACGAAAAGAGGCACAAAAGACCGCCAATCAGGCAGGGGTTAAATCCACTACTCCTGCCAATGCCCCACAGTCAGGGTTAGCTGGAAAGAATCCCCCGCTTTTAGCTAACTCTGTGGGGAATGTGCCACCGCCAAATCAGGGGGGAATGAGATAAAAGGAGGTTAATTATGAAAGAAGAAGATGAGAAAAAGTATGATGTTCTTTTGGAAAAATATAAAGAGTTAGAAGAAAAGATAGCAAAACTATATCCACCACCATATTACTATCCACCATATTATCCGTGTTACCCGTGTTATCACGACTGCTATAATTGTCCATATAGAAATCCTAATAACCCTTATGTAACTTGGCACTATACAAATGTATCAAATACTACTGGACAACCAATTAATATTTAATTAGGAGGAAACCATGACCAACTACGACTCCGCCATTGAGCAGGCAGACCGCCTGCGAACCACCATAGCCACTGCTGGCTGGCAGGATATAGTAAAAATAAAGAATGACAAAAAAGGGCATTATATCAACAAAGTATTAACCGAAAGGGAGTTAGATAAGATTTACTACGCCCAAGCCTACGTCATGGCAATAGAGGATATATTTGCCGAGATTGACGCACTGATTAAGGTAGGCGATGAGGCGGAGAAGAGAAAGAAAAAATAAACGAAAGGAGAATTATTAAATCATGACCGACGAGAACACCAATAACCAACCACTTACCCCTCTCGAAGGACAAGTAAGTGAAGGACTGGTAGAAACAGAGGATTATGACAAGCTTTCCAATGAAGCACTGGAAGCATTAGTCAAGACTGGCGTGAAACCTGCACCTGTTGTACCTGCCGAACCTGTTAAGGAGGGCGAAGAACCTCCACCTGCCGAACCGACCGAAGAACTGCCTGATTATATCAAGGGCAAGACTGCTGAAGAACTGGCCAAAGACTATGTCAACTTGCGTAAGAAATTAGACGAACAGGGTAAAGAGGTTGGCGAACTGCGTAAATTCAAGGAAGATGCAATCGACCTCGATACCCAGATGAAGCAGTATCAGATAGATGCTACTTCACGGCGTATTGTAGAAACCGAGATAAAAGGCATGACTGATGCCGAGAAACAGCAGTTCTATGATGCCTTTAGCGAGGACCCTGTTAAAGCCCTGATGCCCTACATATCAAAGGCAATCAAGCCGATTGCAGTGGTACAGGCAAGACAGGCAAACGAAAATGAGATAAACAGGTTAATTGAGGCAAATAAAGACGGATTAGTCCCTTATGACCGCAAGGCAGTTGATAAGATCATAGCAGGTTTTACGGGAGCAGACGGCAGGAATAAGCTGTTTGAAATTCCCGGTACGACAGCCTTTGAAGAAGGATATAAGATTTACAGGGATAAGAACCTTCCAGAAGCGTTACAGAAGAAAGAGCAAACAATCATTGAGAAAGCAGAAAAAGAAGCAGAAGAAAAAGCCCAGAAGAAACTGCGAACTTACACCGAACCGCAAGGCATTCGTTCTGCTCCAAGTGGATCAACCGATTATGATACTATGCCGATGGAACAACTTGGAAAATTAGTCGGGAAACCAAAAGACTAACATAAAAATAAAAATTAAATAGTCTTATAATTCACGGGGGAAAACAAAAATTTAAAATTAAAAGGTCGTGAATTATAAATGTCAACTTCAACTACAACCTCAACCCTTACCCAGGCATTAAAGACTTATTACGATAGAAAACTATTAGAACTTGCCGAACCAGTAATGGTAGCAGATAAGTTAGCAGACCACTCTCGTGATATTCCTCAAAAAGAGGGTAAGGTAGTAAATTTCACCCGTTATGTCCCTTTAGCTAAAGTAACCGCTGTAACTGCCGAAGATGCAAACTGCGATTATGTCGAATTGGAAGCCTTCGAGTTTGAAAAGACCGTTGGTAAATATGCTAACGCTATAAGACTTACTGAAGAAATACAATTATTTAGTTATTGCGAACCACTTGATAATGGGGTTCAACTTCTGGGCGTAAATATGGGTGAATCAATAAATTATCAGTATAGAAAGGCAATGGCTTTAGGTCTCTATCCGATGAGGGTAGACAATTCAAGCACTTATGCAGTTAGTGGAGTAGTTACTTCTGCACCTCTTACTACCACAATAACAGCTGCTTTATTAACCCAAGCAGATGACTTCTGGAATGACGGAGTAATCATCTTTACTTCGGGACAGAACGCAGGATATGCAGGGTTAGTAAGCGATTTTGTTGCTTCAAGTGATACGGTTACTTTTGGTCCTGCATTAAAAGATGTCTGTGCTGTAGGCGATACTTTCCGTATCGTTGTTTCTACAGGTCTGGCTGCTACTAATATTGTAACTGGCTCAGCAGTAGAAAGAGCAGTAGCTATCCTAAAACACAACAAAGCACCTAAGTATGATGGAAAATTCTATGCAGGGATTATGAGTCCCTTCGTAGTCTATGACTTCATGCAAGATAGTGCATGGGTTAATGCAGTACACTATGCTTCTCCCCAAGATATTTTAAACGGAGAATTAGGCAAATGGGGCGGAGTTCGCTTCTGGGAAGATACCGAAGGCTGGACAGAAACCATTACTACCGGAGCTTCTACTTCTGCAGCAAGAGGATTTGGATACTATTCTGCAACAGGTACTATTAATCACACCCCGATATTCGGAAAGCATTGTTTTGCAGGTACAAGGATAAGCGGCGTAAAGGACAAACTCATCATCAAAATCCCCGGACCGCAGGATACTTCCAACTTTATTAATGCCTGGAGCATGGTATCTTGGAGAGCTTACTTCGTTGCTGTAGTATTAAACGGATTATTCGGAGTAAACATTGTAAGTGGTGCTTCAACACCAGCCTAACAGAATAACATAATAACAGATTAACAAAATAAAATAGAGGGGCGTAAACTGCCCCTCTTGAGAAAGGAGATAACTTAAATGTTAGAAATAAAAAAATCAATAGAACAAGGATTTAGCGGAAAGCCAGGCGGATTATACGATATCTTAAAACAACTGCAAAATATGGCAATACTTACACCTTGCAAAGTCTTTTATGTCTGGAAGGGTGGTAATGGTCAAGGTGGTGAATCTTGGGAAACTGCTTATCCTACAATTACTGAAGCCATTACCGAACATACAAGATACAGAACAACAATACCTTCAGCACAACAATCAATCTACGATTATATTATTATAGCACCTGCCACTTATGATGAAAATATTACTGCATTACCATTTTCTTGCAATATGATTGGATTAGGGCATCCTGGAACTGATAAACACGTTGAACTACATCCTTCGGCTGGTATTCCAATAGCAGGAACGGTTTCTGGTTTACGTCTTATTAACATGAGATTTGAAGCAGTTGGTGCAGTTGACTTACTTGATTTCAATATTTGTAATAATGTTGAAATTTTAAACTGTACGTTTGCATGTGCTGATGCTGATAATGTTGCTGCTATATCAACCCAAAATAGTAGTTATTTAACTATAAGAGATTGCAGATTTGATTGTCTTTTAGCTACTGCTGGATTTGCTTATTGTTTATATTTTGGTGGTGGTTCAGATAAGTACCTTGCTTCTGGTGTTATAGAAAATAACGTATTTAGTGGAATGGATGCGGCTGGAACTGCAATATATATAGCCAGCGATTGTACTGCCTCTGAAACTATAATCAGGAACAATATAATTAAACTTACTGGTGCTGGAACTGGTATAGACGACAACAATGACAATGCAATGGTTTTAGATAATGTTGTATTCCATGTTAGTGGAACACCTTACGATATAAATACTTCATGGTCTAAAAACAATTATGCAAGTGATGCTGGAACAGCAACTATAGTACCTGATTTAGCTCAATTTTAATTAACAGGTTTCGCGGTTGTCCGATGATACAACCGCATTCTAATAAAAAGAAGGTGATTTTATGCAAATTATAAGAATTGCGGCTGATACACAATTAGCTTATGCAGTGCCGATTACAATATATGCGGCAAGACTACAATACCAAGGCGATACTACTGCTGCCATCTATGACGAAGCAGGTGCAACGGCAGGCAGTCCTACTGCTGCATTAAAGAGAATTGGATTAGAGACATTAGCCACTTATAAATCAACTGATGATGCACTCATTCCAGCAGGAGGAGTTAAGTTCGCAGTTGGCTGTTATGTTGAATTTAACGCGGGAGAAGTATTTTTGACCGTAGATTAATAAATAAGAAAGGAGGAAATTATGCCAACACGTATACCGATATACCGAGATGAATTATTTGCAAGGCTGGATAAGGATAAGGCGGAGATAAAGGCGGAGCTGAAGAAAGAGATGAACGACCTTGCCCTGCTTATCCTTAATAAGTTAGAGCCTTGCGTATGTGAACCTAAAGAAGTTAAGAAACCAATAACAAAGAAACAATAAAGTTAGGTGATATAGATGTTAGCGACAATAGCTGAAATAGAAACCAGCGTAAGATATCAAATAAGAGAAGCTACTGCAGGTTTTTGGACATCGACAGAAATACAGAGTTACATTAATGAAGCCCAGGAAAAGATTGCCACTGAAACAAAGTGCCTATCTAAATTATATTCCCGTCCCTTAATCGCTGCCGATATCGTTAATGACAGGGAGATCCGCTTCTCCAGTGATTTTGTTGCCCTTGATGAGGGTGGAGTCCTCTATAACGATAAACCGCTTGAACAGACCTCATTAAAAGAACTTGACGAGCATTTAGGTAATTGGCGGAGTACCACAGGCACGCCGACCCGCTTCTATTTCAGAAGCGACATGATGGGATTTTTCCCTAAACCATCAGCTGGGGATACGGTGAAGTATTACGGTATAGAAAGGGCAACCGAGTTATCAGGCTCTACCGTTCCCTTATCAGGTGATTATAGGACGATAGCCTTCCGTATATATATGCGTAATTATGCTGTTGCTATGTGCTGGTATGCAAAAAATGAAGATGGTAAAGGTGATAAGTGGATGGCAAGATTCGACAGGGGGATATACAACATTAATGCCATATTGAACGGACACAAAAATCAGGGGGCGAAGATGATACCCGAATATCGGGCACGAGGACATCGTTACGGGATTAATTATGGTGATACCTCACATTATTGATTAATTAAGAAAGGAGAATAATTATGGCATTTGCAAAAAAACATTTTGTTGACGAGAAAGCAAGAAAGAAAAAGATACAGGCAACGCAATCGAGCCAGAAATATGGTTGGAAAAGAGTACAGGCCAAAAAGAAAAGTTTAACTAATTATAGTGCTTCCACAAGCGGTATATCACCAGCTAAGAAAAAAGTATCTCCATTAAAAAGTATAGGAAGTAATAATCCTACCATCGCCAATTTACTTAAAAAGAGAAAAAGATTAGGCATTATAGGCGGACGGTAATTAAGTAAAATAAAATAGGGCGTGATTAAATGACCAAAAAAATAATATGGAAAGCACTCGATAACCTCTCACCGTCTGACGTAAAACTGACGCAACTCCCACGCAAGCCGGATGGCTTATATAACATGCATTTTAACGAATACGGACAGTTGGTCAAGCGTGCAGGTTATGCCGAATATAATGCTACTTCAATCGGTGCAGACCATCCAATCAAGGGTATGCACCGATATTATAAGCAGGATACTTATGATAAAACGTTTTTAGTGGCCTGGAATACTGATGTATATAAATTTATAGTTATACCCACAGCTACAACCTGGGATTTACAATATTTGTGTACCGTTAAACCTGATGCTGATACTCCGGTATGGACAGCAGGTGGAACAACCGGTTATGCCTCTTGTACTGATGGGATATTAACCATTGATACGTCTGCTGCCAATTCAAGAACCTGTTATTATAATAGAACGCCGGATATTGATTTTTCCAGCGGCTTCCTTGTTCAGTTTGAGGCACAGATGGTGTCCGGTGCAGGGAACTATCCATTTAGGATTTATATTCAAGATGGTTCACAAAACTTATGGATTCAAGTATCTCTTAAAACAGATTCTGTATATCATTATCTAACTAAAATATGTGATTTTACTACGACTGACGAAAACCATGTATATAAAATAGTTGTTGTCGGTACGACTGCAACCCTATATATTGATAATATCTATAAGGGCGAATGGGCAGTTCAAGGACCTGCTTATTGTACTGATTTGGTTCGGTTTGGAGATAATGATACTGGAAGTTCTTGTAAGATTTATATTAATTACTTTTATTATACCAGCGATATTACCACAATATGGGGTGTCGCCTCAATCAAGTCGGGACTTACCGCTGAGTCTGATACCTACTTTTGCGACTTCCTTAATACCTGCTATTTTCTGAATGGCGTTGACGGGGTCTTTAAATATGATTTAGCCAATGTCAGGACGGTATGTCCTGCTCCGCCTGCTGCCAAACCGACAGGAGTAGGTGGGAGTACAGGCGGTCTACTGGGTGTAGGAAATTATTATTTTTGCTATACCTATGTAGATGAAGATGGATATGAAGGTGATCCTTCACCTGTTTCTGACGCTATTGACGTTGAATCAGGGGAGAAAGTTACCTTAACTATCGTCAACTCCACTGACGCCAAAATATCCTCAAAGAATATCTATCGCACTTCACTTGCAGGTGCGATTTATTATTATGACGGAGAAGTGGCAGATAACGACATAGAGACCTATACTTCATCCCAAGCCGACAGCACTTTAGGTACTGCAGTAGCAGAAAATCACACCGTACCGCCAACCACAGTACACCTCATTGCCAAACGCAGGGAAAGACTCTATTTAGCCTACAACGATTATGTCTATCCTTCCCATATTTCAGATGTGGAATACTTTCCTGCTACCTGGCGACAACGAACAGGCAACAGCCAGAAGATAACGGGCTTAATTGAACTACTAACCGAACTTCCTGTATTAACGGAAGATTCCGTTGAACGGCTGACAGGCACGGATGAAGATAATTTTGAGTTTAAAAATGCCTATTCGACAGAAGGTTGTATTGCCATAAGGAGTCTGGTTGATTGTGATAACCTGGCAGTCTATTTAGGCTATAACGGGATTAACTGGCATAACGGGACTGCTTCGGGGATATTCAGTCAGGCACTAAATAAATATATCAAAGATAATATCGTGGATGGTTCTGCCTACTTATCCTGTGCAACTTACTGGGACAATAAATATATCCTCTGCTACCCCAAGACAGGCGGGACTTATCCGACTGAAACCATCTGGATTGACTTAAAGAATTATACCTACGGCGTATACAGTTTTGCCTTCAGTTGCTTCTCGAAGTGGGATCGTGGAACGGACGGATTACAGTTAAAAGGCGGGAGTAATACCGAAGGCCAAATCTATTCTGTCTTTTCAGGACTTGATGATGATGGTTCAGCTATAACTGCCTATGATGATATCGAACCGCTGGATTTGGGAACACCCGAAAAATATAAGCAGTGGTATTCGGTTTCTGTAAAGATTAAAAGCACTACAGGAACAGCATTCCGCTTATATTACGAACTTGATGATGGTTCGGCTGGTACTTATGCCAGTAAAACCTTAACCGTAAGTACCACAAAATGGTATCGGATATCATTAGGTGCTGGAGGAAAACGTGCAAGGGCATTAAGTATAAAACCCTGGATGTCTGACAAACTTGACTTTGAGATACACGGATTGATGATTTGTTATGAAGAAGAGTCTTTTATGGAGGAAAACGAATAATGCCTTTTGATTTTGAAGATTTTAATAAGAAAGATGAACAAACTTCAAATGCTATATTACAGGGAATAAAAGACACGATTGAAGGCGGTATCCGTTCGGTTAATATAAGCGAGTTCCGCAATATTTCTACCATCTATTGCCAGGACAGCCTCGATAATAGTTACCCCCTGTATGTGCATTTTAATATCACCAGTGAAATGGTCAAGATCGTATCGGTAAAGGTATCATTCTGGATACTTCCTTACAGGGGTTATCCTGCGACTGGTATCTACGAGGAAGATAATTCACCGACCATCAAATTCTATGTCAGTGAGAATGAAGGGATTTCCTACAATGCTATCTTTTTTGGCGGTTATACCACCAAACAAACGGATGTGGATATTACTTCTCTTTTATCAGGTTCAGGCAATAAACTGCTTAAATTTACCTCATCGGCAAGGGGAAGGTTAAGCGTGCAAGTTACAGTTAAGTTAGACGTTAAGGCGAGGTAACAGTAAAGAAATATTTAATAGAAGTGGGGGATTTTATTTAAGGAGCGTGATTTTTTATGGCAAAAAAATGCCCTACAGTAACTACACAAGAAAACCCAGGATGGTATGATGAAGATGGAAATTTAATTACTTCCTCCGGCATTAACCCCTCAACAGGCGTGGCATGGACTGGAGAAGAATTAGTATCAGCAGCAAGTACCGGTGCTCCCTCAACTACTTATGGACTTGAAGCATGGCCTGAAAATTTTCCCACCACAACGGAGGAATATAATGCTATTAGACCGACATCAGAATATCAAAAACTTATATCATCTTCTGGCGTTAACCCAATAACAGGCACTCCAAGTGCTGGAGCCGCAGCAACTACACCAGGCGCCTTTGGCGCTAATATCCCCGCACCGGCAGTCACTCCCGCACCCGCTTTTGAGATTTCCCCCGAACAGAAAGCCTGGGAAGAACAGATAGGCGGATATATTTCTGAAACGTTGGAAATGGGGGGCAGAGGTATCCCCGAAGAAACACAGGCACTAATGACTCAAAAGACTACCGATATCTTAAAGGCAAAAGAAACAGAAGATATCAGGGTCATGCGTAACAACATGGAAAGGCGGGGTATTACCAATTCGGGTTTTGTCTTCTCTAACGAACAGAAGATCAGGTCAAATACCACCGTTGCTCTTGCTAATTCCATTACCGACTTAAATATACAAAATTCATTAATGAAGTTATCTTCTTTTGAAACAACAATGGGTCAGGCGGCACAATTCCTGGGCTATCTCGGTGAGATGAGTCAGTTAAAGTACCAGCCTGAATTTGCTACCTGGCAGGCAGAGCAATTAACTAAAATGCAGGCTTGGCAGGCACAGATTGATATACAGAAGATGGCGATTAATCAGGCGTATCAACAGCAGAATATTAAATTAACCGGAGAATTACAGAGTCAGTTATCTGAACAGCAACACGGATACGATATTGAACTGGCTGAAATGGAATTAGAGGCAAAACAAAAGGCCGCAGCGGCAGAAGGTGCTGGAAACATTATGGGAACTGCCAGTGGAGCTATAATTTCCCTAATAAAACCATCATGATAAAACAATGTCAAAACGATAATAATGTTTTTTTAGAGATATTAGATAAATTAAAAGAGGTAAAGAACTGCAAAATAACATCCAATATTTTATATAATTATATGATTTCAGAACAAATAGACAAGAGTGCTATGACTTTAGTAAGTTATGACAACGATAAAATGAATGGATGTGTAGTAGTAAAAATAATTAGAGATGATTTTGGAGAATTATCTTTCTTTATGACATTTATTTGGATTAATGCTCGCTGCCCTAATTTAATGCAGGAATTTATAGACTTTGGAAATGAAAAAGCAAAGGAATTAAATATCAAAAAAATTGTTTTTGCTACAAGTAGAAAAGAAGAAATAATTTTAAGACGAATGGGTAAATTTGGATTTAAAAAAATATATACTGCTTACGCAAGGGATGTAAAGTAATAGTGTTTGATAAAAAAGCATATATGAAAGAATGGCGAGAAAAATATAAGGAATATACGAAAAAATATAGTAGAGAATATTATATTAAAAATAGAGAAAAAGAAATAGAACGGTCTAAAGAATGGATAAAAAACAATCCTGTAAAAAGGGAAGAATATAATAAATTATATCGTATAAATAATCTTGAGAAAGAGAAAAAACGGTGGAAACAATATCGGTCTGAAAATAGAAAAGATATAAATCAAAGAAAAAAGTATAAACGTAAAACAGATTTAAAATTTAATCTTAATCATAGAATTAATACAGCCATAGGATTGTCTTTAAAAGGCAATAAAAATGGAAGACATTGGGAATGTTTAATTAACTACACTTTAACTGATTTAATTAAACGATTAAAATCTACTATTCCCAAAGATTACAAATGGAAAGATTTTTTGCAAGGTAAATTACATATTGACCACATTTTACCTATAAGACTTTTTCAATTTAATAGTCCAAAAGATAAAGAATTTTTACAATGTTGGAGTTTATATAATTTAAGATTATTATCTAAAGAAGAGAATTTATCAAAAAATGATAAAATAATAAATCCAATACTTTTAGGATTATTATTAAAGGAGATGATTTAAATGGCAGGAAATTACTCTGGATATTTCCTTAAGGGTTTAGCTGGTGGATTACAGACTGGGGTGAATTTAGGCACTCAAATACAAGAGATGCAATGGCAAAAAGCCCAAAGGAAAAAATTAGAAGAAAAAGAAGCGAAAATTGAAGAAAGTATGTCCACTATTGGTAACTTATTTAAACAGTATGGAGCTGATAGCACATATTCAGATGATGAGATTATGCAATTAAATACAGCTCTTTCAGCTGCTGTTCCTGAAGTTCAAGCAGTATGGAAAGATGCTGTTAATGCCATACAAACAATGAATAAGCGTAAATTTGAGGAAGATCTTCAATGGTTCGATTTATTTATAAACCAAACAGAAGGATTAAACCCAGGTGATGTACAGGGAATATTTGATATGGCTAAAAGTCGTTTTCAAACCGATAAAGCTAAAAATTATTTTACTGCCTATGAAGAGATACAAAAGAAGAAATATGAGGCGGCACAAAATCAACCAGAGGATGTTTGGGGACAAGCTGGAACATTACCTCAAGATATCAGACCTGAATATTTAAGGTCAAAAGGGGTCAATATACCGCAACCGACAGCACAACCCCAGACCGAACTTGACAAGATGGGCGAAACCCAAAAGAAACTTGACTATGCTTATGCTACTGGCAATGCTAATTATTTTAATCAGATAGCCAAATCTTTAGGTGTAGATACTACTTTTGAAACTTATAAACAGAAATTTGAGAAGCCAGGAGCGGTTGGCGGAGCAGAAAAACCACGAGTAACTTCTTTGCCACAATTAGAAGAATATAGAGATAAAGCCTTAAATGCCGATAGTTGGAAGGAAACAGAAAAAATCATCAATGATTATACCGAAGCAGGGTATGACGCGACACAATTAGGAGTAACTAAAGAAGCGTGGGCGAATACTAAAAAATCTGACTTAGATAATTTGGTTGCAGTATTAGACGAGATAACCGCTGGAACTTCTAATATAAAAAGCAAAGAAAAACACTCTTTTGAAATAAACGGGAAAGTACAAGAACAGACAGGTGAAGAATGGTATAAACAAGTTTATGAATCTTATGTTGCATTACTAAAATTATTAGAAGAAGAAGGCATAGACACAAGTCAATATAAGAAATTAAAACCATTATCAGAAATTAAGGCAGGATTTTTAAAAGGATTAACTACATTTGGCGGAGTCGGAAAAGGAGATTTAGTATCAATTTATTATTAAGGTGAGATATGGTAGTAATCAACAGAATATCATTAATTAATAAATTAAAAGAAAAAGAAGAGGAAGAAGAACCTTTTAAGATAGCAAAAATAAAACCTCTTTCTCAAGTTGGTGTAGATATAGGTGCAAAAGCCACAGGCGGTATATCCTTGCCTGAAACTTCTCCTGCCGATAGTCCATTAACACTTCGAATGCTCTATAGTATTAATCTTAATTACAATCCTGCTTCTTCTGAACCAATAGAAAAAATTAAGAGATATGAGATTGATATTAAAAGGTTAGAAAAAGAAGCAGAAATAAGGGGCGGTTTAAAGCCAGAATTATATTCTGCTTATGAACAAATCATCGGAAAATATAACAAAACTATTAATGAATTAAATCAAAAAAACCAAACCAATCAGCCGATTATCGAAGACTTGCCGATGTCAAAGCCAGAGGATAAGTCTGAACCTACTTGGGGAGATGTAATTAAATATTCTCTTAAATCAGGGTTAGGCCAATATCAATCTTCATTAGTTAATATATTAAGATTAATTCAAATGGGTGCTGTAAAAGCTACCGACGCTGTTACTAATGTTTTTGACCCTAATTGGTATAACCCCAAGAAAGATATACTTCTGAAATCTTTAACTAAAATAGTGGAAGATTCTGACAAAATAGCGACAGAAAGCCAGGAGCAAGCAGAAAGTAAAAATTGGTTAAAAAAATTAGTCGGTACGGGTCTGCAATCTACACCGCAAGTAGTTGGTGCGGTAATAATGGGGGCAGGTATGCCTATTCCTACTGGTATTGCTACCGCTAAACCTACTGCTGAAATTACTGCTCGCGTATCACAAATGATACCTTTCGGTGTAGGTGCGGCAGGTGGACATGCAAGGAATATCGAAAAGGAATATGAAACATTAGGCAAAGAAGCACCTTATTTAAGTATAGTAGCAGGTGGTTTATTAGGTGGTGCTGGTGAAATGGCTACCGAGTTACCTGTGTTTTTAAGGGTAACTAAATTATTAAAAGGTGGCGGAAAGGCACTTGTTAATGAAGGTGCTAAAACATTAATTGGTAAATATGGAAAATTAGGAATTGAATTTCTTAAAGATGTTGCTTTACAAGCCTGGCAAGAGGCTGAAATGGAACCAATAGAAAGAGCAATTAATAAAGCTGTAGGATTACCACAGGATATATTTAAGGATTTAGTTAAAGATATGGGAACAGCTGCTTATGGTGGTATGGCTATGGCTTTGGTATTGGGCGGTTTAGGTGGCGGTGTTGCTGGTAGTGCAAAGGTTACAAGTAAGACAGTTGAAGCAGTAGATAATTTTATACAAAATAAAGGTGATATTAGAGAAACATTAAGAGTAATTGCAGAAGCACAGAAAATCATACCAAGAGAGCCAGAAGCAGTTACATTAGGATATACAGATAAAGAAAAAGAATATGCCGAAAAATATGATATTCCTCTTGAAAAAGTAAAGATTACTGAACTCCCTAAAAAAGAAATAGTTAGTGAAGAAACTATAAAGAAGTTAGAGGAAAGTGTTGATAAGGGACTTACTGCACGAGAAAAGTTTGAGGCTAAATTTAAAGCATTGAAAGAAGCCGTACCGAAAGAGGAATTAAAGGCAGAGATAAAAGAGCCTGTTATAACGGAAGAACTTAAAGAAGCAATAAATGCTTGGAATAATAATCAAATATATATTAGTACTGATAAAAATTATCGTTGGAGTAATAAAGTAGAAATACCAGAAAAAGCAAAAAGTGGACAAATAGTTCCATTTAATAAAATTATAAAGCAAAATTTTGATAATGTAAGCGATTTCCATAAATTTGCAAAAGCCGAAAAATTAAAGATAGAAGCCAAGCCATCCCCAGTGATAGAGCCTGCACCAACCGAAGCAGTGAAGGAGAAAGAGCCAACACCAAAGGAAAAAGTGAAGAAAGCAGAAGTAAAAGCCCCCGTTACCCCCAAAGAAAAGTTTATGGCTAAAATAGAAGATGCAAAGAAGCCTGCCGAAGTAGAGCCGACTCCGAAGGCAGCCCCCGCTATCCCGAAAGAGCTTGAAGCAACCACCGAGAAACCTGCGGTAGTTGAAGCACCTGTTGCAGAAAAGGCAACGACTGCACCTGTGAAGGCGGAAGGGAAAGCCGAGCCAATTAAACCACCTGTACCACCTTCACCACCCACTACTGAAATGGCAAAAGAACCGACAGGCGATCCGATAGCCAAATTAAATGAGTTAATTAAGCAGGCAAAACCGAGAAGGGGTCGTCTTGAAACAGAATACACCAAAGAAAGAGCAAGGAGAATTGCAGAAGTAGAAAGGGCGATTGATGAAATTGGCGGAGAACAAGGATATATCGTTGCTCTATCTAAACTAAAAGGACAATTAGCCCCCAGTTTCAAATTTGCTTTTGAACCTGTTAAAGATAAATTATCCAAACCAGAAATAGATGCTCTTTATAACAGAACTTTTAAACACCCCTATTTAGATGAATGGGAAAAGATAAGTGCCGCTAATGAATTAACCAAAATATTATCTGGAGAACTTCCTACCCCAAAAGGATTAGTTTTATTGGAGGAAATTTATGGAACTGACTTAATAAAAAGCATTCTTTCTAAAAGAGCATTGGGATTAAAAATTACCGATGTTCTTATTGATGTGGCAAACATACCAAGGGCAATACTGGCAACTGCTGATATGTCTGGATTTTTAAGACAAGGTATTGTTTATGTTGTATCTCATCCGGTGATTGCTGCAAAGGCAATGGGAAAAACCTTCCAGTTTGCCTTTAACTCTAAATCTTTTGAACAATACTTTAAAGATTTACCAAAAGACAAATTATATCCCTTAATGAGAAAAAGTGGTTTAGCGGTAACTGATCCTTCAAGAGTTTTAGCTACCGGAAGGGAAGAAGCATTTATTTCTCGTTTAATGCAACAAATACCAATTTTCGGACAAGTTATAAAATTTGCAGAAAGAGCCTATGTGGGTTTCTTAAATAAATTAAGGGTAGATGTCTTTAAAACTTTTGCCGATGAATTTTTATCTAAAGGATATAGTCCCGTAAAAGACAGAGAGTTATTTAAAGCTACCGCAGAAGTAGTAAATACCTTCACAGGCAGAGGAAGTATGGGGAATCTAAATAAAATAACTCCATTTTTAAATACTATTTTCTTTTCTCCTCGTTTAATAACGGCACGATTTAATGCTCTAAATCCTATTTGGTATACAAGACAACCTAAAGAAATCAGGATAAAAGCACTTGGTGATTTTGCTAAATTTGTTGCGGCAGGATTAACCTTGCTTGCCATAGTTAAGGCAAGTGGTTTAGGAGATGTAGAACCTGATTTTAGAAGTTCTGATGCTGGTAAAATAAAAATAGGAAATACGAGATGGGATATTTGGGGAGGGTTTCAGCAATGGTGTAGGGTTTTTGCTCAATTAATTACAGGACAAAGGAAAAATACCGCAACGGGAGAAATCATATCTTTAAATAAAGAGGAATATCCCTTCACTACCAGAAAAGAAGTTTTATTAAGATTTATTGAAGGTAAACTTGCCCCTATTCCAGCATTAATAAACGAACTGATATCCGGTGCAAAAACTTTTGAAGGTGAAGATATAACCTTTGAAACGGTAGCAAGAGAAAAATTTATCCCTATGTATATTCAGGATATAACAGACGCTTATATGGATGGCGGATTAGGGAGAGCAACTGGAGCTGGAGTTACAGCATTTTTTGGAGTAGGTGTTCAGACTTGGCAAGAGAAGAAAAAAGAATCAATCATTATAGGTAAATCTTCTATGTCTAAAATAACTATACCAAAAATCAATAAAATTAAGATTAATAAGATATCCCCGATAAAAGTGAGCTTTTAATCTATTAATCTTATTTTATTTATCTTTATTTTGCCATATTCATCATATTTAAAAATAGATCCATATTCTATATCAGATGTTACTTCCCCCGTTATCGTATTAACCTTCGTCACCACAACAGTATCATCATCAACCCTGACACTCTGTATCTGATACTTCGGCACTACAAGATATATTATCCCCGCAATAGCCAATATAACCAACCCGAACAGCAAGGTCTTTCCGACCTTTCGCATATATGCTTTCATAATAGACCCCCTTATGGAAGATAGAGCAGGTAAGGAACGTGAGTCTGGTACATGGGTAGTACCAGAACTTGAG